TAATTATATTCACCAGGATCTTCCCAAAGTCGACCTGTTACTCTACGTCCTTCAAGCATACTACCCTTAACTGCCGAAGTAGGTTTAAATCCTTGACCGGGTACAATTTCACCACCAGCATTTACAACTCTCCACCATTCATCTCTCATTCTTCTTAATTCCTTAAGAGTTTCTAAATCAATACCAGAAGATGTAGTACCTATTGTACTTACAGGATTCTTCTTAATTGACAAATCACCAAGTGCTTTAGAGCCACCAGAGCCACCATAGTCTAAACCAGATAAAGCACTTGCACCTGGTAGGTTAAGTGCTTTAAGTGCTGCATCATAGATAACAAATTTAGTTCTTGCAAATTCAAAATCTTCTTGATTTGCTCTAGATGGTTTAGCAATAAAATCAGCTTCTTTTGAACTCCAATGAATCATTAAAGCCATTGTGTCATCTGGAATAAAACTAATCCATGGACCAACTTCTAATCTAACTAAATCAGGTGAAGCATATAGTGGAGAATATAAAGTAGAGAAAGAGACTTGAGTATCTGTACCAAGTGTCTTATCTCCTAAGAGGTTAGCAATACTTGAATCTAGTTCAATAATAATTAATTCATTATTGTAAAGAATTTGTGTAGTGAGTACAGCGCCTACTTCAACTACGAATTCAAAAACTTGTTCACTTGCCACACCATCTACTTGAGAGACCCAAACATCATGCCAGTCACCTTCTGCAGAACCTGTTGGTACTATATATTCTAATTCATAGAAACCAGTAGCTATTTGTGTTGGTGTAAGTGGACCTGCTAGGGCAGAAGTAAAGGTAGCTGCTGCTAATTCTGTTTCAATTGTATCTTCATCAATACTTTCATCATAAATATATACTACTGGAGTAATATCTGGATTTACTAAACAATCGGTGTCGTCTGTGAAGACGACACGAAGATCAAGTGATTGCCCAGAAAGAACGCCATGTCTCCCATAAATAGCCATTGTAAACCCTTATATCTCAATAGTTAATGTGTCATCGACCAACGTAAGTATTTTTTGCAACTCTTCTTCTTCGTATTGACCATACTTTCCACTTACTGGATACTTATATATTTTAACTGTATCTTGAGTAATTGTTGTTGGATCAATATCGTCATCAAAAACAATAGTAATTGTTCTTGTATTGAGTTTATTGTTATAGGAATCATCTTTTGGTATTGATTCTAAAACAGTTAAATACGGTGTAGTTGATGCACTTGGAGCTGGTGGTAGTATTGTACTTGGAGCAGTTGAAGTTGCTGGAGTACTAGGTGATGTTGGTGCAGTTGTATAAGTACCATCATTAGTTGTAAATACAATTTTATAGCTTGTAACTAAACGTTCTACAGGTTCTACGTTGAAACGATAAATGTCGCCCGCAACAAATCCAGAACCTGTAAAGCGAATTTGTAAATCATCAATTAGCCTTCTAGATCTTCGGTTAGTAACCACACCGTAAGTAATATCACCAGGAGTACTATCGTAATACCATTTATACTTAGCAGTACCAATATCACCTCCAGTAGTTATTTCAATAACCATGGTATCTGATATTTGACCACTGTAGGTATTAACAGTATTAACAATTCCAGTACTACCACTGTTCCCTGGATCAGGAACTACATCAAATATTGTTCTAGAACTGATACCAGTATCAATAGTATCTGGATCACCTAAGATATGTAATGTGTATTCTGTATCTGCAGCTAACTGTTCTCTTGGAGTAAGTATAAGTTTATGGCCAACAGCAGCGGCGACTTCATCTGTTTCGCCAGTTACTACTCCTGGATCAAAATCTGTATATCCAGTTAATTCAACATAGGTAGCTGTTGCAGTTAATTCAACTAAACCTTTAAAACCAGGACTCCTAAGAAAATATGGATTATTACCTGTATCAGGGTCTATCCATAAAGCACTATTAGGTCCAGAGGTTTGGTCGAAATCATTACCATATAACACTACATGGTTTTGAGCACTAATTAAATCAATACCCTTATCAAAAATAATTTCTATAGTTTTCCCAATAGGAATACCTGTGTCACCGTCAGCTGGATAAACTTGAACTACTATAGGTGCAGCCATTATTTTATACTCCGTTAGTTCTATCCTACTACATGATATCTAGTAATAAAAAGGGGCCGCTTTAAAAGCAGCCCCGTAAGGTTATCTCAATATTCTATTGGTTAGAATAGAGAACTGAGATCAGCATCAGCAGCAATTTCAGAAGAAATTGATGGACCAGTGAAGTTAGGTACACCATCCCAGTAATTCCGGGAAAGTTTAACTGACTTGAACACACCAACGCCTTGGCCTTCGTTGCTTACAGCAAAGCCATAACGTTCGCGGATTTTAACCTTAACAACTTCAGTATCTTCATCACGCCACTCAACTTGAGTAGGTGCTTCGTCTTCAAGGTAGAAACCAACATTACCACTTGAAAGTAAGTAAATGTCGCCAGACTGAGTATTCATATCAAATGGAACCAGTGGGCTAACCATCACACGGAAATTCCATGGGAAGTAGCTTTGGGGCATTGGAGGAGCTGCAGTCATACCATGTTCACGACCAGCAATACCAGTAGGAGTATCACCAGAAGGAGTTCCACCAGGAACAACACGGTTACCAAGTGAAGGAGCCATACCACCTAGTGAACCTTGACTCCAAGGATCTTTAGGACCTGACTCACCAGTGTGTTGCTGGAAGTATGCGCCGCCACCATGGGCAAGCATCATTCCACGCATAACTGGATCTTGAATAAACATGTAGAAGAACTGTGGATTCATAAGGAAGATATCTGCGGGAAATCCACCTTCAGCCATAAGAGCCATGCCTCTGAACATATCATCAGCAATAAGACTACCATTAGCAGTTCCAGCAAGTCCTCGACCAGTTAACACACCAAAAGCTGATGTAGCTGGAGTACGGTTATTGAACAGTTCGGTTCCTAGCTCAGAGAGGAAGGAGACAGCCTTTTGTTCTTTATGCCTTACAAGAGCATTACGCATTTGACGTAAGTTAAGGGCCATAATATCCCAGGTACTATAGCGCAGTGCTTCATCAGTGAAAGCAGCAGCGACACCACTTTTACCAATCTGAGCTACCTGAATTCCACCACCAACCTGGAACATAACTTCTGGGTAGGTGCCTCGTTCATTCACATCAGCTGCAGTAACAGGACCAAGAGCGCCAGCAAGGATCTTTTTATCCAGGCCTTTAGCCATAATCTTTGTATACAGTGGAGAGATAACCATCATAGGATCAACAGGTTCACGTAGGATGGTTTCAATTGTTGAAGAAAGTAATGGACGGATATTAGAGGTTCCAGTTGCATCTCTGAAGAGCATTTTCTCAGCGAAATCGTTGTAATCAACTCGCTCTTCTTGACCAGGAGCATAACCGCCATTTTCAATAATATCAGCTAGAAAACGGCTTGCTTTCTTCTGATTCTCTGGTAGGCTAAGTTCACTACCATCTTCTAATTTAAGCGTTAGCATATTAAACTCCTTTTAAACCCGAACGTTGAGAACGACAATACGATCCGCAACATCCTGTCCGCTTAGAGTGATAAGATCAGTAAAGCCTTTTGTGGCTGTACCAGGCATTTGGCTAGCGGCACTCATACCACTAACATTCCAAGCAGTCTTTACATATTGTAAAAGATTACGTGGTTCAGTAATAACAGCAAGAACACGCCCCATGGTCTCTTGTCCAGCTTGAATCTGACCAGCAGAAGCAACAGTAAAGTTACTCATACTATCGGATACAATCCAATCGCCAGGCTTACAGGGACCATCAAAATGAGCATATCGATGAGCATCAGCTACACCAGTATCAGTGTAATAGTAGTAACCGAAATTGGTTGTTACAGCACCTAATGCAACTAGGGTAGCCCAAGTAGCAGTGTGCATAAACATGACACCAGTTGCGGTATCCATAAACCAATCACCTTCTTTACTAATATCTTGAACAGCAATTTTTTCCTGTACAAGAACACCAGTTCGGTCACAAGTTACTGGAGTACGATCAGTATTAGTAGCAGGAAGACCCTGTGCAAGACCAATAGCAACTACAGGAGAACTAGCAGTTAGAACACCTGCATATCGAGCTACCTGAGCAATATTAGCAGCATCCCAGAATTCACCAGCACTTGGCATTTCGCCAGCTGCATAAGTTTCAGTACCAGCAGTAGCTAAAGTAGCTGCATCAAAACCATCAGTAGCAGTACTAGCAGCAACCCTTTGGGGTAGAGCCATTTGCATTTCAGTAATAAACTGAACACCTTGCTGCATGCTATAGTTAGTGAACTTTTGATCTCCATCATGAGCACGGCCGCTATAGACAAAGAAGTCATACGCAGCAATACCAACTGAACGTGAGATAAACAGATCAATAACCTGGTTAACTTCTGCATCAGTACTAATAGGAAGTGTCACGGTTGTATCGTCGATATCGACAAGGCCGCGTCCTAAGAGTGCATCAGCAACTTCTTTCCCAGTATATGAAACTGCAGCTGTAAGGATTTCACCAGTTACGAGATCATCAACTCGGTATGCTAGATCTGTAGCTGTATAAGTGAGGACTGTACCAGCGAGAACACCAGTTGCTCCATTACCACCTAAAAGTGTTCTTATACCAGCAGGAACAAGACGACCTTCTTTATCAAAAGCCACAGCTTTACCAGCAGAGGTTACAAAAGCATCCTCTCCAGCACTTGCATTGGTTGTAGTCCACTGGATTGGGAGCCAAGCAGCAGGCTTCCAGTCACCAGCAGGATTACGAATCTCTGGCTGTACTTCAACATTTGGGGTAATTGAGTCAATAATGTCTTCGCGAAGTCTAAAATTAGACGCAGGGCGATTAATAGCCATTTGTAACTCCTATTAGTTAATTAGTTTAGCCATATTGGCTGGATCAAAAGTTTTTGAAACAAAACGTCGTACTTGTCTGAAATAAATATCAGCAACCTCTTGACTTTCATTGTCACAAAATTCTTTATACTTTTTTAAAACATTCATATCAAATTTACTCAATCCCTCTAGGGTTTGACTGTTCTCTTTTTTATCTTCTTTGTCTTCAGAACCTGTTATAGAAGGATTGTCTATCGACATATCAATAGGTTCCTTTGTAACATCTTTATCTTTCATCTCGTTTTCATTGTCATCATTAGAGGTTTCTTTCATCTCTATACTATCAAACCAGGTAAGCATTAAATCAAGTTTTTGTGTATCATTTTCTACATCGAAAGTTTTTTTATGCTCTATAGCGACCTTATCGAGTACAGATAATAATTGCAACTTTAAGGAATCATTCTGTTTTAAAGCTTCAACATAATCTCTTTTTAAATCTTCGTACTTTCCTTCACATTTGCAATCTACATTATCTTCAGTGCTACAACCAAGCTTCTTCCCTTTACGTTCAATACAAGCAAGAATCTTAGATTTATCACCTGGACCTTTATAGCGACCTATAAGTCGTTTTGCAGCTGTATAATGCTTGCAGTCATTTACAGGAAAAGAACGTTCAGGACCACAGAAGGCACTTGAAGCTAATTTCTTTCTCGATTCTGCAGACAGTTTAGCATCAGAAAACTCTTCAGCTATAAGTCCTTGAAGAGCGAGATCTAACATAAACCAATCGACATCTTTATCATCGCAAAAATCATCTTCATCAACAACTTCATCAGTACTTTCTGTAACTTCATCAGCAACCACTGATTCTTCTTTTTTGTCTTCAGTAACCACTTCAGTTACTTCACCAGTACTTTCAGTAACTTCATCAGCTACTTGTTCATCTTTGACTTCGATTTCTTTGTTTTCTTCTTTGTCTTCTGTGATTTCTTCTGACTTTTGTTCATCTTGCAAGCCATCTTCTTCTTTTTCCTCCTCCTTTTTATCTTCTAGAATTGTTTCAGTTTTAGTATCTTCTACTTTGGTTTCTTTTAACATATAAGTCTCACTCTCCTTACCATTAGAATCATATTTATCAAGAATACCATTTAGTAAGGAATCTCTAAAACCTTTTTCATTACTTAGATCATGAAGGACACCATGTAAATGGAAAACTGCAAGAGGAATACGACTTTCGTCACCTTCATCTTTATACTTTAAATCATATTCATATTCATGATGAAGACTATCGTGAATACGAATTAGCCAAGATGTTTCATAATGAGATGCTCCAGTAAGAGCATCAAAGAACTCATCTCCGATCAAACCATTAACAATTGCTCTAATTGCAGTATTAGGTTGAAGCTCTTGTAAATCTGAAAGTAGCTTATCAAATTTATGTGTATTTTTTTCCATAATCATACTCACTGAGGAATCAGTTAGAATGAAGTTCTCTTCGGAATCTGTAAGCATCCATTGTGGATTCTTACCAAAAACAGAATCTGAATCTGAATCTTCAAATTTAAGATTAGATACTTGGCTTGCAGAATCAGCAGGCATATTAGCAACACTACCTTCTTTACCTACAAAAGCACCTGTTATAAAAATAGCAAGATCCCCATCTTCACTTGTTGAACCTGGACGATGTTCACAAATATCACCTTTCATCCAATCGCTATTACATAACATGCATGTATACGAATCACTTGTGGTTCCAGCACTGAAGGTTAGGTATCTTTCATCTAAAAACTTTTGAATTGCATCTGGATCAGTAACACGAGCAGTTGCTGTTAGTTTTCCTAAACCAGGCCATTTACGATCATTAAGCAAATGATGTTTTTTCATTGCAGCATAAATCTTCTTAGGTTGATTACTTTGGAAAGCTCGTTTAACTTCTAAGTAACTATCTAAATTACCAAGATAGTCTAAAGCCTCTTGCTCTGTATCTTGATATACAACCTCTTTAAACCTACCGATAGGATCGTTATCTTGATTATGATTTACAAGTATCGGTTTAGGATAAGGAGTTATCCAAGAACTACAATGATCTCTTTGGCCATGAGGAGGATAAATCCTATTATTAATAACCTTTCCTGCATCACTTAGAGTAAAAGTTACGAGCAAAGCTTTAACTTTCTCTTTTCCATCTTTCAGGTTAATGCTTTCTTTCTCTTGAATTTCGTCAAGAATAGAATCTTTATTAATACGAATGAGGTCAATAAGATTAATGTTTTTCATGTTCGTTATTCCCAAGATTATATAGTCGAGGTAATAGATTATGTGCAACAGCACATAAGGATACTTCATAGTCTGCAAGCTCATTATAACGTTCAACAACCAGAGAACTCCAGTAACTGATCATATCTTGGTTAAAATGTCCACTAACCTTAACTTGAATATTTTTATCTTCATGCATAATTGTTATATACTCTACATCATCAGCAAACTGTTTTTCAACATCAGAAGTCAATTTAGCACTTTGGCGTGTTCCGTGTTGATTTTTTGGTTGGACTTTATTGCTTAATGATCCATTAGCTTTAGGACTAGAAGATGCCACTGGTTTTGCATTCTTCTCTTCAATAGCTTTCTTACTAGCAGCTGCAGCATTAGGAGTGACATGGGAAGTTTCGACTTCAGCTAATACATCTTCACCTAAACCAGTAGTTCCAGTTATCTTAATTAATGCCAAGGGTTCTGTATATAGAGAGTACTGGGTATCTTTATGGTCTTCTGGTGTGAGTGGTCTTTTTCTAAGTGCTTTTCTTAGTTCTGTTTGAGTTATTGCGTTTTGCGTAAACAGTTGTGTTTGTTGATTTTCGAAAGCAATCCGTTCTTCTCTATCCACAACACCAAACTGAATTTGCACCTGATCTTCTATATCTAAGGGGTTAAATCCACCTTCTAATAAAAGCTCTGTAATAACATAAAAGTTTATAAATACAGCTATCATAGTTTGCAAAGCTTCTACATCCATCATCATACCTTTTGATAATGTGCTTGCTGTACTACGATTAGATTCTCCAGACTCTCCCATATCAATAGGAGATATGCCAAGTGCTGAGAATACCCTACGTTTAAAGTAATCTAAATAGAAATCTATTCTCAAGGCTTTAGATTCACTACCAATAGAAGTAATTTCATGTCTATGATCAGAGATATAAACACCACCTGGTGGCATATACTCAATATTCTCACGCACTACATCTGTTTCTTTTATTCCATTGGTTCCATATCTTTCTGGAAAGGCATCAGATCCAACCTTGTAGTGGTAAATAGGAAAGAGGTTTGTTTCAATTAAATCTTCGACATTTTCTTCAATTCTTCTAAGCAAAGCTATATCATCAATAGCTGAATACAAATCTGGAGTACCAACACTAAAACCAGGTTTACGATTAGTGAAAAAGTGTACTACATCTGCAGGAAAGAATTCTTTCTTATTTCCATCACTCATAATCTGCATTAATTTCTTGAGTTCGCCATTGGGTCTTGTTTTAAACTCAAGGGTTTCAAAAGGTAGGATGTGATAACCAGCAACAGGTTGTAGTTCCACTTGACGAATATCTTTTCTAATCCTTCCTGAACTACGTAGGTCATCTCTAGTTTTAGCCCACATGCAGTTGTTATATCTAAGTACATCGTGTGCCGTTTCACCCATTAGGAGGGGGAAAGGTTTATTTGTCGCAATCTCCATCTCAGCAATGCGCGATTTAATATACGTTAATGGTTCGTCGTTTTTAGCAACGAATTCAAAACCAGCGGTCATAAACCTATCTAATTTCTTTTTGATAGATCGAGAAACATAACTGTCTGTATCTTGAACTATTTGTATTTCATCGAAATCGTATTCAGGCCTAAACCAATTACCTCTATGCCTATTAGTATAAGAAATAGCTTTATCTTTAACCTTTTTAATTTTCCCAGTAGATAGTTCATTTCTAGTAATAGGTTTTACTTTTTGATCCTCAAAGGAATCTAATGTACTAAGTGCTTTGCTAAGAAGATTCAGATTCATTTTAAATTCCTTTTTGTTTTAATTCTTGAATCCACTGTTGAATTAATTGATTATCAACACTTGCTCTTTCACTAGGACAAGTTTTTATTACTCCAACAGTTTGCGGTCCATCTCTTAAAACCAAAAGCCCATTGTCTTTATCTTTATCAACTCTAAGATCTGCATCACCAAATTGATTTCGAATTTGTTGTTCTAAAAATTGAGGGTTTTGTTCTAGGAAGGTACACCAGTCAGGAACCTTTGGATTGAGTGTAAGCATTTTAATTATCATCTTAATAATTCCTATCATATCAAGTATGAATAATAATATGCCAAGGTTATCAAGATATAAAACTACACCCCCACCTACTAGGTGTTCAAGTGCTTCAAGTGTTTCCTTAAGATTCTCTATTAGTTTACGTATCCAACTAGTAGCATCCTGAATAGGTACAATCATTTTTTCTAAAAAAGTAGCATTAGACCAACCTGGATCTTTAATAGCATCTGCTAAACTCATATCTGGTTTAAGATCAAATCCAGTTAAAGCATCTTTATAAAAACTAGTCTTTCCTTCTCTTGCATCTCTAGTACCAGTTTCTAAAGAACCAATAATTTTTCCTGGTTCTTTTGGATTCCACTTAGCAGACTTAGCAGTTGCTCCTACAACATTATCCAGAGGTTGTTTATAAGCAACATCTCTTGCTAACCGTCCTGCAGCAGTTTCTGCTTGTTCTTTCTGATAAATACCATCTTTTTTAGAAAATTCAGAACGAATATTCTTTGTTGCTTGAACTAAAGATTTACTTTCTTTAAACAATTGATTGCTAGCTAATAAACCAGATACCATGCAGTCCAAAGGACCAAGGGTTCCTTTGACTGCAACATCAAGCATTAGTCCAACACCTTGAGCAATTGCTTTAAGCAACGTACCAACTAATACAGTCCAATCTAGCCTAAGTTGAAATGCGTTAGTTAAATAGCGTTTCATTAATGCTTTCAAGACTAGAGTTAGTATTAGTAAATCATGTATGCAGAAACCCTTCAGATGATTCATTACCCAACATAAGTCTTGTAAGGCTTCAAATGGGTCCATTCTAGCTTCGAATGCATCAAGTGAAGGAAGGATTTTATCCAAGAATTGATTGATTGGTTTTAGCAATACTCCTGCATTTAACTGCCAATCAGCAGAGATACGCATATTGCAACCCAAACATTCTTCTAAATATTTTTTAAACGCATTATCTTTATCACCAAAGAATTCATTTAGGTCAGCATCCAGCTCACTAGACATATTAACTTCTGCTGAACCTTTCTTACTAACTCCAGTAATTAAGTTACTTGCATGACCTAATGACTTATCCATTATTACTAATGGGCTATAAGAAGCACTAAGAATATTCTCTCTTGTAGGATTATGAAGAGACTGTTGTTCAAACTCATTGATTATAAGAGAGAGGTTTTCATAAATCAGAGGATCATCGTAGTTAATAGCCATTAGTCATCATCATCCAAATTGATTAAATCCTTATAGATTTTGGAACCATCTTTCCCTGAATCTAAAAGGTTTTTATATTCTAATGCTTTTCTTCTTGCACTAACATCGTTAACTACAACAACCGAAGATAAACCAGTTGGATCAATAGTCAAAAGTATAGCTCGAACTATACGTTCGAAATCTTCCTTATATACAAAATCTCTTCCAATTTTAGGAAAGAGTTTCTCGTACATTTCTTCTAATTGTTCATTAGAATCTGGTTCTTCTTGATCAGCAGACCTTTGTAAAAAACCTTTTTGTTTATTCTTCCCACGAGCCATCAAGATACCCCTGCGCTTCCTCTTCTTCTATAGAAGCCTTTGCCTTTAACATCTCTTTATACATGCTGAAAGTTATAATATCTGTCTTGTATCCAAAGACACGCTTTATAGCTCTCTTTATTCTTGGCTTCTTAGAAATATCCATTGTTACTGCAAATTCATCCTTGTCTCCTGACTTAGAACTTAGCATACTGTCTATTTTATTTTGTATTTCTAATATCTTTTTCCGAGTGTCATCAATACGCTTTAATGTAAGCTCTGTCTGTCTTTGTACCTCTCTAGATTCTTCTAAACTTACTGGAAGCTCTTGACCACTATCCAAGATTTTAGGTTCATAAACAGTTTCTTCTTTACTAATTCCTATAGGTTCTTCTACTTCCTCAATGAAATTTGTAAGATTCAAGTCTTTTGGCAAGTGACTAGGAGAATATAATCCTGAAATAAACTTATCAGAAATTTCAATATCTGGTATCTCGCCTCGTGGTTTAAGAGCCATTAAGCACCTACTGGATGTTCTAAAGCAGTTAATTTGAGTTGTTGTCCACTACGAATCTGAGCAACCTCATTAGCAGGACTTACTATTCTTATCCATACAGGATGATAAGTACCTGTGTCAGCAGACCAGGACTCACCTATATCTGGTAACTGAATTCCTTCACCGCTTCTAACTAAATTCCATTCAGCTTCAGTAGGTCGGCGCTCTCCATACATTAATTTAACACCCCAACCAGTAGCACCTAATTCACCCCAATCATCATAATCAGTAACTTCAAATGTAAGTAGTACATTTGAATAGTATTTTGAACTATCTGTATTGTGTATATAAACAATTTCTTCATGTACTGAACCCATAGGTCCATGATGGAAAGACCTAAGTGGATCACTAAAAGCAGAAGAAGTATTTTTTTCTTGGTAAAATGCTAAAGCCATATTCTATCCTTTAAATGCGATTTCCACGATGAGCATTAAATCCGCGTGATCTTCTTTGTCGTCGACCACCCATTAATGTACCACCTAGTAGTGCTCCTGAACCAAATAATACTGCTCTGCCTTCAGCAGTACCAGCATGTTTAGCAGCACCAGTTAAGCTTTTCATACCCCATTCAGGTAAATAATCCTTAGCTGTTTTTGTAGCACCTATCCATTTAGCAGCACCACCAACGCGTCCACCAGCTAAAGCCATCGTACCACCAATTAGACCACCAGTTAATGCACCTTGACCAAATCCACCACCTGTTGCATATGAACCAGCACCACCAGCTAACATACCAAGTGCACCCACACCAAGTGCAGCACCCCAAGACGGTTCCCAAGGATTACTAGGTTGGAATGGCTTAGGCATATTAATAGGAGGTGGAGCTGATGCACCAGCTGGTGAAATATAATCTGGACCATGTGCTCTTAAAGCCTGACTGTATATACCAGTTCCTTGTTGAGTTGTAGGAGAAGAACTTGTTCCTGCACTAACAGTTTGTTGAGCAGGACTTGGTGCTTTTACAGGAGTTCCTGAAGGTGTAATAGTCGATGTAGAATTTAATACTTCTCTAGCATTTGCTCTAACTTCGCGACCTTTATTAGCTAAATTAGTTAAATTGGGCGGAGATCCACTAGCTTCCTGTGCCATAACACCTTCTATTCTTCTCATATGTGCTTCATGCACAGCTCGATCAGCAGGAGTTATTCCCATTGATGCATCTAAACCATCTCCTTCCCAAGACTTTGGTGCATTTTGCTTTCGACTTAAACCTTTTATCATATCTTCTGAAGAAACCATACTAACGGTTTGTTGAGCAGGACTTGGTGCTTTCGCAGCTGGTATTGGTGCTGAAGCACCTGTAAGTAAGTCTTCAAAATCTGATAAATCACCTGGACCTAAATCTGGACCGTGTTTTGTA